ATACAGAAAAGAATTGTATTAGCAGAGACTAGGGACAAAGTAAGGAGCTTGTTAGTAGAGCTTACTCACTTAGAAAGAAAGATAAAAGCAGGCTAGGCCAACTAGAAATCAAATTTATAAGGCTTTAACTTACCCATTAAGCCTGTTTAAGATCTATGATAATAATCTTCTAATGATTTTAGGTTCTGATATTATGGCCACAATTGACATTAAAATTCAGAACCAATGCAATCATCGCATATCTTCCGAGTTCGTATCTCTTGATGCGGATGGGGTAACCTTGCGACCTTCTGCTCCAATAATCTCTATGGGATCGTTATCTGTAAGAAGATTTGGAGAGAAAGTGGGTAAGAACAGGTATTCTCTAGAACTAGAGGATAACGCTCTTTATTCAGGAACTTACAAGGCTATTAAGCTAAGTAAAAGAGATAAATATACAGATCCAGNTTATGAAATCACNTATGCTACAAGCTTAAATTTCTGCCCTAAGTGCGCAGGAACTAAATATACCGATGATATGTATACTCTTAGAGATGGTGAGATTAAAAATGTATCAGGTACACCTCTATTAGCCCAACAGGCTGAGAAGCATGTAGTAACTGACTCTAGGTCCAATAAGTACCATCCTTGGATAGGATCGGGGCTGAGAGACCTTATAGGGACAAAAGTAGCCGACTTTGACTTTATCGATACTGAGATCAAAAGAATGATCCGACAATCGTTAACTAATATGAAGAATGCTCAGCAGAAGCATGAGCAAGCTAATCCAATAGTTAGCGAAGATGAGATATTAGGTAATATAGTTTCTATTGAGATAGTTCCTTACGAGGATCCTACCGTAGTAGAAGCATTTGTTAATTTCACTAGCGCTAGCGGTAAGACTTTACAATACCAACAGACGTTAGAACTGAGCACTTTTAGACCAAGGTAATTGATGGCACTTGCAAGACCAGTAATTTTAATACCTACATCTAGTGACTTTATCACTAGTATTTTAGATCAATTGATATCAGGTACTGTGACTTCAGAAGTTACAGAAGTAAGATATACTTATAGCTTGATTAAAAGCGGTACTCCAGATACTCCGGTATTCGGTGGTCACCATACTCAAGCTATAACTTTTTCATCTACAAGTTTAGATGAGACTGAACTACTTCCTTGGTCTTTTGATTCTTCTCTTATAGGAGAAGAAATACTTCCAGGCGATAAGCTGTATATTAACTTTTATTCATATAATGAAGCTACTCAAGAAGAGAGTGCTGCTACTGAGATAAACGTTAGCTTTTATCGAAGATAGTCAATCCTCAATATCTTCTCCAGTACCTACAGGTATCTCTGTTGAAAGAAAGAATACGTCACTGACTGTATTGTTATCTGAGCCAAATAGCTTAGGCTTCTCAGGTGATCTATTAGGATTCAACTTCTATGTAAGTACTACAGCTGGCGCGGGTGTAGAAGGTTATACAAGACTTAATCAGAGTTATATTACTGATATCTTTAGAGTTGATACGATTCAAGTATCTTCTGAGACTGAAGTCAATAAAACAAATAATATCGAAGTATCTACTACTGTAACAGAGACCTCGGATACGAACAAGTATGCCTTTGAGCTTAATAAGACTGTGTTCAGTAGATTAGTAAAGGACGGAGGGATACCTAACGTACCTTATACTGATGACTCAGTATTCTACTTCACTACAACCTCTTTATCTTACGACGCTACTTTAGGTGAAGTAGTAGAGAGTGATTACTCTTCTGAAATTGAGGGGCGCTTCATTGTATTCGCCCCTATTATTACTGAGATGCCTCCTAGGACACAAGATGATATAATCTTATCTATCTCCAAGAGTATTTTAGCTACTAATGAAGAGATCAATATGGCTCCAGGATCTTCTTATAGAGATATAATAGATCCTCTAGTAGAAGAGATGGCTGATCAGTATATCATTCAAGACTTCGTATCAAGATCTCAATCCTTAGATGCTCTAGTAGCATTTGATGATGCAGATGGTGATGGTGAAAGTGATCCTGTAGGAGAATCATCTCTTAAGATGGCTCTAGCTGAAGCTCTAAAGATTACTAATGCCGTACAGATTCAGTTAATGATTGACCAGGCATTTGATGGGCTAGCTTCAAATTACAATGTTTCCAGGTTAAACTCTTCTGAAGCATCTGGTAAAGCTTTATTTTACGTATCTACTGTTCCAGAAGAAGGATTGGTTATTGATAATAACTCTATCCTTCAATCAGAAGCAGATGAGAATGAAGGTGTAGATTCAGTGCAATTCATAGTACTAGGATCTAAGACTTTGTCGTATGCCTCTAGGGAAAGCTATTACAATCCTACAGAAGATAGATATGAGATCGAAGTAGATATCGAATCTACTGTTGCAGGTATTGAAGGTAATGTTCCTTCTAATACTATTAACAACATCGTATCTGGTGCTGATGTTAGATTTAGAGTTACAAATCCTACAGTCACTACAAACGGTCGTGACGTAGAATCTAACTTAGACTTAGCAAACAGAGCAAAGCTAGCATTCGTATCAGTTGATACAGGTACTGAGGGTGGTTATGCTGCCCAAGCTATCAAAGTGAATGGTGTTCGCGCAGTTAGAGTTGAAAAGGCTGGCGATAGTCTTATGAGAAGAGATATCCTGTCTGGGACTAAAGAAGAGATTGGCGGTAAGGTAGATATCTTTGTTCAAGGTGAAAGACCTGTACAAGTACAAGACATATTCGCTTTCAACTTTGGTAGCCCTGACGGTACTCAAGGTGGTGAGAGATTCTTTATCGAAGATTCTATAAACTTCAGAATAAGAACTAATAATCCAAAAGTTTCTGCAGCTACTCCTATCTTTGAAGTGACTAGAGTGTATAACGCTACTAGATCTGAGTTGTATGATATCTCAGGAGCTGTTGCAGGTTCTGGCGATGGTGATACTATCGAGCTAGCTCAAAACAGTACAAACCTTTCTATTGGAATGGCGACCCTAGATGTAATCGAAGTAGATTACCGTTATAGAGGGTCAGATACTTACGTATTCTCTACACAACCTGTAGGTTCTATCGTATCTGTTGTAGGCGATATCGACGGAACTATTTCTGAAGACGTATATAACCTGATCAAGTTAGAAGATCCTTATTATGAAGGTAACTCTACGGTAGCCAGCGATGGAATTCAGATAGTACCTTCTAGTGGTANTCCTACTGAGACTTTTCAGTCTATCTCTAACGAGTCACATGACTTCTTATTATCAGACCCTGTAACTCTAACTAAAAAAGGTATCGACATTGATACTATCGTAGTAACTGGAGATACAGATGGTTTGGTTGTTTATGATAAAGATCTAGATTATACAGTTTCTAGAGGTAGCGACAGTGAGTTCACTGAATTATACTTAGAGCCTAATGGTAAAATAAGAAACGGTAGTCAGGTATTTGTTAGTTATGAAGCAGCTCAGAATTTTACAGTAGTCTATAGTACAAACGAGGTACTTCAAAGAGTTGATTCAGCTATTTCTACTATGCAGCACTCTGGTGCGGACGTTATCATTAAGTCTGCTTTTAAGAATCAGGTAGATATTGCTATACAAGTCATCCGTAAAAGGAATACGTCTGAGACTGAAGTTTCTGATAAGATCAGAACGTCTTTGACTAACTTTATTGAGAATAGGAAGCTCGGTGAGATGCTAGCTCAAGATGACATCGTTAATATTGTAAAGAACATACCAGAAGTAAAAAATGTTACCATACCTCTTACTCGTATGATGAAGATGAATGGGTCATTTATTCCTGATGATATTTTAGGTAGAGTTAACTTCCAGGTGTATAACAATAACACAAATAAAGGAATAACTTCTTATATTTCAGTTAACCCGGTATTAAACTTCGGAACCGAAGATGGTGGTGGCGATTCTAGCTTGTTTAGGGGGATATACGAGGATGATGTTTCTTTAGTATTAGCTGATACGCCTTTAGAGGTGTCTGCTGCAAGAGGTAGAGGTTACATACGTGCTGATGGGAAGATTATAGTAAGCACTAAAGATGGATCCCCTCCTCAATTAAAAGAATATAGCGCGTCGTACTACACATATGAATCTGCTGATGCAGATATCGTAGGCGATATAACAGTAAATGAAATGGAACATCTTTCTGTAGGCAGCAATAGCTTAACTATTGACGCTAGGGCAGAAGAAACGATCGTTAAGAGAGGTCTGTAAGATGGCTAAGAATTTAGGCAACAAAGTGTCACACGTATTTGACGCAAACAATTACAACTATAACCAGGTTGTATTTAACAAGGGTCGCCCACCTTTAGATGCTGAGTTAAACCTACTTCAAGAAGTAAGAGATCAGCTATCTAGAAGATCGACTATTGATATGGCTTCTGGCTGGTTAAGTGGTAGAGAGCCTTTTACTAGCTCTGCTTCAGATATGGTTAACGCGTTCTATACTCAGAGTGAGGCAGACGCTTCTCCTGAAGTAGCTTTAGTTAATGGATGGCCTATCGTAGTTACGGACTCGCTTGTCGGTAAGCAATGGGTTAATAAAGTAGACTTAAGCGAATTCCCACTTCTTAAGGGATCTCGTGTTGACGGTGTATTCTTAGAAGTATGGAGAGCTTTAATATCTGATGAGTTAGAGGGTGTAACAACTCCTTCTGATGTATCACTAGTTAGTAAGTTCAATAGTGTGTATACTCTAAGCGATTCTACTGCATGGGCGGTAGGAGATAACGGTGTTCTTCTTAAAACAAATAATGGTGGGAATACTTGGGTTTCTCAAAACTCACCTACTACAGTAAATCTTACTGATATTAAATTTGTATCTGATACGAACGGGTATATCGTAGGTGATTCTGGTACTATGTTCCGTACTGATAACGGTGGCGTTTCATGGTCTAATGTTCCTCTAGGTATTACTGATAAAGTAACTTCTATCTCTACATACGGAGATTCAAACGTCTGGGTATGTGGATATAACGGTACGATCTTAAGATCTGTAGATGGGGAAACCTTTACAGTAGTTCTTAATACTAACCAGACCTCTAATAACTTTAACGGCATCCACTTCTATGATAACTTAGTAGGTTGGGTAGTCGGTGATGGTGGGTCTTATCTTAAGACTCAAGATGGTGGGTTAAGCTGGAAAAGAATTCCAGTATTTATCACTGACTCAGCAGGTAACGATGTGTCTGTATCTACTAAATTAGTAGATGTTAAGTTTGTTAATTTAAACGATGGTTGGGTAGTTGGTGATGGTGGCCTTATTCTTAGATCTACAGATGGTGGATTAAGATGGGGAGATACATCAAACTATATCTATGATTCTGAGAATGATCAGTATGTAAGTACTACTGAAGATCTTAAAAGAATTGAGATCATCCAAGAACTTCCTTTAAGAATCAATACAACCTTATATAACTCTAGTTTCTTTAAGTCTGCTGCTTATACCCTAACAGCTACACGGTTAGAGTTAGTATATGTAAGACGATCTGATGAAGTATCATTTACTGAGATCTTAAATCTAGGTAAGTATCCTACGGATCAAGATTTAGTAGATGCTATCAATGCTATCAGGTCTGAAGAGAATAAGAAAGTATTCGCATCTACACTTACCTTTTCAGAGACAGCTTATACCTCTCACGAGAATACTGGTTCCATTATGGATTCAGAAGCAATGGACATAAAGTTTTCATTGGGTGATAGAGCATGGATCGTAGGTAATCGCGGAACAGTTCTTTCTTCTAAGAATAGTGGAGCTCAATGGTCTGCTGAAGATGTAGGAACATTCTTTGATCTTTCTGGCGTATCTTTCTTTGATGAGAAGATTGGTTGGGTAGTTGGTGATCAAGGTACTATAGTATCTCACGATACTGATAGAGACCCTACGGTTGAAGAGCCTGATTCACCTTTATGGTTAGAGCAAGAAACTGATTTAGTCCGTAAGACAGTTAAGAAAGTTTATTATGAAGGTAATAACAACGCTGTAGATACAAAGAACTTAAATAATAATTCGATACACCCTGACACCCAGGTAGAGACTGCTACTCGTACTCAATTACAATACAGAGTTAGAGTAGTTGAAGGCGTAGATATCATAAACTACCAAGAATCAGGATTAGGCGCTCCTTACGTATTTAGTAGAGGACCAAATGATACTGTGAGAGATGCAGGAAGTTATTCGTATGGTAACATGGGTGATGAAGTAGGTGACTACGGTTTATGGAGAGCTAGATGTAGAAATACGGTTGACGGCTTTACATACGCTGTTCCTATGTATTTAGTATCTAGAAGAAATCAAGAGCCTTTCGATGCTTCATCTAACATAAATGGATCTACAGCAGAAGATGTTAATGTAGTACGTCCTGACGGCGTAGCTGAAGGTGAAATCATTACTGATGATATCATCGATATTAGAAGAAGAGTTGATATCTCTTCTTTAGGTGATATCCTAGACAAGTCTTTTGATAAGTTACTTAACAGTAAACTTCAGACTAAAGTAACTAGGTCTCCTAATAACGGCTCTCAATCTGGAGCAACTCATTTAGTCAGTGATTCATACTCATCGACTCAAGAGTTAAATAATCTAGTTTCAGGTAATACAAACTCAGAAGCAGTTAAAGCTGAAGCTTTCGCAGGCCCTGATGATGGGTCTGGTATCGAGCTAGACTCAGAGGGTAACTTCCCTACACAAGAAGACATGACTTTTAACGTGTTTCCAAACTCTCTTTATCAACATAATATAGAGCTTTACTCTGCTACTTATTCAGGTACAGGTGATCCTAATATAGATGGCGAGATTATTCCTGGCGAGTTTACAGGTTTAGGTACTGAAGTAGTTCAATTCATCCTAGATGAATCTGCTGCAGAGAACGGTGCGGATAATCCAGGTATTAGGTACATTATAGCAGGTGAGAGAGTAGATTACTCTAATCCTGGTTTAAGCTCTATCCCTGACTCACCTCTATCTGTTAGGAATGCTGATTCATCATCTGTTACTGAATCAAGATACTATTACTCGATCGATACTAAGGAAGATTCTAAAGTTATAAAAGAGTTTAACAGTGACGTATCTGGTTATAGTGATTATGTTGAAGTTATTCCTGGTACTAGAGAAGAAGATTCTAGCCAAGAAGTTAAATCNTCTTTAGTAAGAATGTATAAGTACATGACTTTCGAAGAAGCCACTAACGTCATTAGGATTCCTAAAGATTTGCAGGACTTCACAGTATACACAGTAAGCAACGTTACTAATATTGAAGACGGTACTAATCATCGTATCTCTGAGATTAGAGATAGAGAAATCCCTGACGGACAAACTACTGTGAACACAGCTAATTTAATCGTTCACTTAGAAGAAGCTTTTAAAGTGGCTTCTGGTGACATTGTTCTTGTTACACTAGAAGTAAACCAAGCTTCTACTGCTAATGGAAATTTAGATGACTCTGTTTTAGGCATCGTAGGAAGTGATAAAGGTGAGAGCCTTGATTCACAGAGTAACTCACTAGTATCTACAGTTAACTCTTCTATCAAAGGTGTTGATGGATTCTATAAGTCTGTTATGATTGAGGTACCTAATATCGCATCTACTAACGGTATAACTGTTACAGCTCCTAACGGTGCTGAGATAGTAGGTTTATCTACATACTCTACTCAAGAGAGTAATAACTCTATGTATTGTTGGTATATCAACCAAGATGAGTTAGATGACATGCTAGGTAACTTAACTACTTCTGCTAACTATCTTAGAACAGTGGGTATTGAAGAAGCTACAGGATTCGGATCAAACTCTATCACTATTAAGTTAGAGTCTGGGACATCTACTGGAGCTACTGTTATGGTACCGGTTCTTACAAGAGAAACAGCATTCCCTAATAACTTAGATACCTCATCATCTCAAGTTTTCTACAGATCTACAGTTAATCAGACCGTTGATGGACTACCTTCTTCTCTTGAATTAGAAGTCCTAGATAACTCTAGTATGATGTACTTATCTAATCTAGGTACTGGCGGTGGAGTGGAAGCTGAGCCTTATTCTAACCCATTAAAAGATATCGCTGTAAATGATGACACAGTTACTACTGAGAACTTCTATTATAACGTAAACGGATTAGACTTATCATCTTTTAGTTTAGAAGGTGGATTCACTTCTCTTCCTCTAAGAGTGTTTAGGAATGTGGGCGAGAAAGTAACTCTTACTTCACCTAACAATGATAAGCTAGGAAGATCATTTTACCAGAACTCTAGTGAGAATCTAGTTTATATTGCAGAGGGAATGGCTATAGGAAATCCTAGAAAAGTCTTTGTACCTCTATTAGCTAAGGTAGTATCATCTATTACATCCCCCTTTGTTAAAGGCGAAGTAGTAATGTTAGTAGCTTCTAGATCTTTAAACACTGAAACAGCAAATGAAATTAGAATTGGATCAGATACCTCAGATACATCGATTAGTGTATTCAGAGTGCCTGGCCTCCCATTGATAAGGTCATAAAATAATGGCAGATGAAATTGTCTTTCCTAGTAGAGAGTTTCGCGGTAGGAAGAGGTTTCCTACCAACGCGGAATTTTTAAAGTCCTTAAGGTTTCGTGTAGAGACTTCAGCTCAGAATATGGTAGAGAATCTACCTAGTAATTATCCTGATACTGATAAAGGTGAAATAGGTGCTATCTTCAAGGCTTTCGCCCAGGAGGCAGAACTGCTAAGTAGGGCTTCCTCTGATATTAGAGAGGATAGTGTATTCACTCAAACTAGAGCGGAATTCCTATTCCAAGTTTTAGGGGATTTACTCTTCTTAGGTGAAAAAGCTATAGGCCCATTGGATCCTCAAGGAAACTCGATTCTTACTGACGTAGAGTATAGGGACTTCTTACTGAAAGTTAAGAAAGGTTACCTAGGCGGAAGTACTACTTCTAATATAGAAGATACTCTATCTGATATCTTAGGTATCCCTGTAATCCTAAAAGAACTTTACTTAGAAGCTAGAAAGAAGAATTCAATCTATGGTTTAAAGGATACTCATAAGTTAGTATTCGATATCTTCATGGATGACATAGAGTCACCTACAGGTTATCTCGGTAAGCTTCTTCAAGATTTATTATTCTTCATCGATCTAATTAAACCTGCTCACAAGTTATTCAAGACTAGATTAGTATGGAGAGATGAGTTTACTATAAACCATTGCCTTACTGATGTATTCGCTGCTTCGGATGAAGGTGTACTTATCTCATATGATTACACACCTTCTGTAGAACAAGTATACAGCCTTAAAAAGCTTTCATTGTACGTGGGTGAAGAAGACTCTGATATTGTAGAAGACTCTTGGTTGTCAGGAACTGTAGACGCTACAAACACTGTAAACGGAACTATTACTTTAGAGTCTGGAATAATATTAGCAGTAAGTAGTGTGTCTCTTTTCTATAATAAAGATGATCAAGGTGATTTCCGTATAGACTTTGAAGATATTGTATCTGGTGATGAGGTTAAGTACCATGGATTACTTGCTCCAGGTGAGTTCCAGTTTTATAATACTCCTCAAGACATCATCGATAATAAATATCTTCAGTATGATCCTTTATACATACAGACGCCTATCTTCCAAGAAAACGTTATCAAAGTTTATGACGATAACGGTAGGTTTGAAGTTTCTGTAGGCTTATGTGATACGACTATTGTTGAAAAGAAAGTAGTAGATAATCTTATACCTGAGTATGAAGATCTTAGGGATAGCTGTTGTTATCCATCTCCTAAACCTGTTTCAGCTAAATTTGATACAGTGACCTTAACTCCTATAGAGAAGGGTGACGGTGCCTATAACTTACCTGCTTACCTAAATCCTACAGATGAAGGTAATGTCTTTATAGCCTCTCCTACTCCAATGCTTAATTCCGAAGGAGAGTTAGCTACTGTAGATGATCTAGTTCTTATCATTAATGGTAAGACTGTTTTAGATTCTATTGAATCTGTAGATCCTATAACAGGTGAGATTACCTTTAACTTTGTACCTCCGTCAAACGTTGAGGTTAGGGTAGATTATTATTGTGCTGATAGATTCCCAACCCCGGATTCTTATGAGACAGAAATAAATTGTGGATCAACACCTCCAGAAGAGAATGACTTAGCAGCTTGTCTTACCCCGGTAGATGAAGATGCTATTATTAGGCGCCTTAAGTGGCCTTTTAATGTAAGTGATCCAGCATCGTATGGAGATGAGCTTGACTATCAAGTCGATAAGTTTCCTATCTTAGAGCAGCTAGGTAACTTAGCATGTCCTGAAGATATTAAGGTATTTGTTGATGACGTAGAGGTTCCAGATGCTGTAGTATCTGCTAGACCTTTATTAGGCCATATAAGAGTAGGATTCCTACCTCCTTCTGGATCTACTTTAAGATTTGAATACTATACATACACTAAGTGTAAGACTTATGCTTTGATCCCTGATGATCTAGGGTATATCTCTGATGCTGTTCAGGGTAGTAGAGTATTGTACTCACTTATCCCTGATGTGGCTCCTGGTGACGAGAAAGAATTTGTAGCTCCTTTTGATTCTATTAAAGAAATAGAATACAGGTACAGGGCTTTTAATCTTTCTAATTCATCCGTATTAAACTCGAGAGATACGTTTGAGCTAAATGGTTATGGGAAGCCAGCAATTAAAGCTTCCTATACTACATCATATAGCAAGCTTAATGACTTCTCACTTATGTTCAGCCCAGAGCATCTAACGGATACGAATAAGTACGTAGAATTAGATGACGATTATCTACAAAATGAATTAACGGCTAACTTAATCCTTAGAGATGGTATACCTCCTTTTGTAAGAACTTTTACAGATGATGGTAAGTATAGGGGGTTAGATACTGTAGTCGAGTCTGAATCTACTTATCAAGAAGACGTAGAAGGGTCTATGGACTTATCAGCTTCCTTAAACATCGTATCTTGGTATGAGCAGGATGGTTTCATAGAGCACTCTCCTCTACCAGATTTTAGAGAAGATCATAGCTTACTACTATACTCAGATCTTAAAGAGTTTACTAAGGAAAGCGGTGAAGATGTTCATCTTTCAACTATCTGTGATGATGGCAGCGGAAGCATGGCCTTCTCATTGAGCATGGAAGAAGAATACTATCCTAGTCGAGAGTTGAGATTAAATGACTATCTAGATTTTGTTGATAGAGTTGAAACTATAGTAGTTGCTGACGGTGAACTTAGAACACTTAAGGGTACTGACCTAGTTAAGTCTTTAGGTGTGAACTGGAACCATGTAGGAAGAGGCGATACTCTAGCTATAGGCGAATATACCTTTACTGTTTTAGATGTCATAAATAGTGATACTTTAAAGATACATCAACCTTTCTCTGGAGCATCAGGGAGATATGATTACGCTATTACTAGTGAAGAGGCCCCTGAGGTTAGAGTTATGCTGAATGAGGTTGTTAGGAAGCTTAATCTTGGCCTTACAGGTACGTATAGCTTCTACTCTGACGCGTATGTTAACCAAGCTGGATCTACAGGGTATTCTCCTTGGAATCAGACAGTTAATTTTCCTGACCCTGATCCAGATCCATATCCTAGAAATCCGGACAATCCTGAGCTATATGGTGCTACTGGTCCGCTACTATTAGATTCTGAGATAGAAGAAGAGGGTGGCGAAGTAGATCACTTATTAGACGATGAAGAGTCTGAAAAGATGGTCAAGTGGAGAAACTGGGACCAAGACCATATTAACTCAAGTTTTGGTTTATTACAAGAAGAGATTACAAATGCTGTAGATGACCTTGCAGATGATATTTCAGTATTATTCTGGAACGTATCTAATCAGGAATTCGTTAAGCATGTGTATTCTGGTACTGTAATAGAAACCTCCATGCTTCAGGGTGTGGTTGATGCTGCAGACTATCCAAATGGATTGATAAGGCTTGTTGATGCCTTCGATAGCGATAAGCTAGATGAGGCTCAGTACTCATTGAAGAATACTGTAGTAAGGCAGATATTACCTGATAACTCAGTAGAGATTTCAGCATTACAAGAGCTAGTTAGGATATAACAATAATAATCCTTTATATAATTATCTTGTAAACGGCATTTTTTAGTACAAAATGCCGTGTTTTCCCTTATTCCACTTAATAATCTACTAATCAAAAACACTATAGGTATATAGGCTACAAAAGTCAGATTAAGATCTAGATTAACTAAATGAGGATATTTAATGATTGCCAAAGAAATCTATCGCAAGATACGTAACGTAAGTTCAATCTTTTCACCTTCTATTAAAATAGAAGAAGAGGCTAACGGTCTGAAAGGTAAGCTTATTCTTAAGGGATATGAAAACGGCAAACTAGTGTATGATTATACTAGCCCTAACGTGATTGTAAACTCCGCATCTATCTTAATCGCAAGACTTTTAAAGGATAGCTCAGAGCCTTCTGGAGGGATTACATTCCTATCTGTTGGTACTGGTGACGGTGCATGGGATATACAAGACCCTCCGGCCCCTACGACTTCTCAAACTAAATTAGAGGGTGAAGTTGACAGGAAAGATATCTCTTCAAGNAATACATCTTTNATCGACCCAAATACGGGCGATCCAGTAGGTAATGATACTCCTACAAATATTGTTGATTATGCTGTAACTTTCTCAGAATCAGAAGCCGTAGGCGCGATTGTTGAGATGGGCTTATTTGGCGGCGATGCCACAGCAGCTTCAGATTCAGGAACTATGTTAAACTATAGAACTTTCCCAGTAATCAATAAGACAAACTCTATGACCTTGTCTGTGATTTTTAGAATTACTGCGTAGGTAACGATGAAGCGACTCCTTAATAAAATATCGAAAGATAAAGCTGATCTACTAGGTATGGTTAATGTTGGAGATACTCGTATTACCGTAGCTGTAGATGGTGACATGGTATTAGGATTAGTTAACGGTGTTAAAGTAGTAGATGCCGGACTATATGAAGACTTCATAGAGAGAATGGTTCCTGTTCTCACTATGATCATAGCCAAAGTCTTTAGGAAGGATTGGAAGGAAGGAGATACCCTAGATATTCGCGATGCGGATTGGGACTCGAAAGGCCTTTATCCATCTAAGAACTTTTTAACAGCATTAGTTTCTGATCTTCAGAGACACCTAGACCATAAGACTGTTAATGTGATTACTGAATCTTCGCCTACTGAAGTTCCTNAGAAGGAAGAAGTAAAAGAAGTAAGATTGAATATAAACTCTCTTCAGGGTAACCTAGAGAAGTATGCTACTCAGATAGCAGAAGTAGCTAGGTACGCTGATAGAGCTATCGATAGAGCCAAGGTTCTAACGACTAGAAGACTCCCGGAAGAAATGTGGGGAGCAACTAAGGTTCAAGAGTATATGGACGACGTAAAGTCCAAGCTAACTGGACTAGAATTAGAATCATCATTATTAGACCAAGATGCCCATGATACAGTCAAAGCTACCCGCAGACTGAATTATAGGCTTAAGTCAGGTAAATATACTGAAGATGATAGTAAGAAATACATCTCAAAAGTACTTGTCCCCGATATACACGAATCCTTTGATGGCGCAAAAGAATCAGTATCTAAAGTTTTATATGCTGTTGGTAACTTGAATGCCTTAGAGAAAGTGTTTCAAGAGAACGTAGGTAACTCTGCTGGTCTATTTCTCCATACAAATGTTATGGATGATCTAGGAGAGTCGATAGATATCTTATCAGGCTTCTTGTCGGATTCTTCTGAGATTGAATCAAATGTAATGGAGCCTATTGAACTTTTAGGCTCTAGTAAAAATTAAGATATACTGAGGTAACATAGTGTCAGATAACTTTGGTAATAATGCGAGCAGAGTCCTAGACGTTAGTGATAAAAGTTGGGACGATATAGTTTTCAAAGAAAGAGTTCCACCTCTTTCTTCTGATTGGACTGGTATTAATCAAATAGCTAGTTTAAAGAGTCAGGACGCTGCTAGGGTAAACCTTCCTTCTGGATGGGTTCAAGCAGGTTCTATTCTTCAAACAGAAGACAGCGCTTCAACAGAAAGCTCTGCTATTAGTGGTCAGGTTGTAACCTCCGATGACTACCTTCCAAATTCTTTTAAACTCATCTCTAAAGGCAACTCTAATGTAGCCCTAGTTAATGGGTGGTCTATTAATGTTCAACAAACCAACAGTAACGATGAGAACAACGTACTATTCTTAGATAGCACCGTTTCCTCTGCAGTAGGTAAAGTTGACTTTGTATTCTTGGAAGTGTGGAGAGAGCTAGTAGATTCTGATAGTGCTATATATCCGTATGGTAATGTAGGAGCTAATAAGTCTCTAGAGAACGATCTTCTGTATAACGTAACAGGCGCTGAACACTCTCAGAGAGTTCAAATTAAGTACCGTGTTAGGACTAAGATTAGTTCTAGTAACTCAGGTATCGAACTTACTGCTAATCCTGAAGGGTTTGGTAATGAAGTTAAAGCTCTAGGTGGAAACGCTGAGGGTGAGTATACTGAGAAAGTATTCTCTAATCAAGCTGCTAACGGTGATGCAGGTCTATGGAGAGCTGGTACTGGGTCTGATCAAGATAAGGCAGCCCTGAATACCGTAGACGGATATGTTTACGCTATACCTATGTTAGCTGTTTATAGAAGAGCTGATTCAGTAGGTTTCTCTGAAGATAGAATAGATAGTACTGCTTTTGAAAAAGCAGACAATGTTATCTCAGATAGACCTGACGGAAAACTTCTAGATGTTGTTTATAAAGACGACATTATCGATCTTAGACATAAGATCACGCCTAACGGTCAGAGTATTAAATCTATTGCAGATAAAACTTTCCAAAAAGCTATATCAGGAACTTTAGATTCAAAAAGAGGCTTAGCTTCTAATGGATCGGGGTTCGTAGAAATGCCAGGCGGCTCTCTTCTTATGAAGGGTGAGCAGCTAGGTAGTGGCTCAGCCTCTATTCCATCATTNGGGTCTTTTAGTGGTACTGGGCATAAGTCTAGATCATACTCAAATAGCGGTAATGAAGGTAAGCCTAACTTTATTATTAACGTACCTCATTCCGGTCCATGGTCGGCTGGAGAAACTGGTACTGTAGAGATCATAACATCTGAAGCTGCTGAACTTAAGACAGTGGATGGCTTATATTCGATCACATCAAATACAGATGTAACCTCAGGCATTACTGGGGCTATTAACGGAGGTAGCTACGACTACACTATCCCTAGCGGTAGTTCATTAGTAGGTACTTCTGATCAAATTAATCTTCAGTATAGTGTTGATGAGCTATCAGGATCTAATGGATTCCTTGATGTACCTGAATCAATGCTT